TCATAAGTTTTTCACTTTACGCATAACGCTCTGATAGGCCCTGCCGTTCACCACCCGCAAGGTCTCCATGAGCTCATCCATCACCGCCCAGGCCTTTGCAGGCTCCTTGCCCCTCACAGCGCGAAGAAAGTCGCTGTCACCATACAAGCCAAGAGGCTCCTCCGGTGCAGTATAAGGCACCGGAAGCCCTGCCGCTTTGGAAGCCGGTTCTTTGCTCCCCACTATCTCATCCCGGCAGGCATAGAGCGCTGCCAGAGCTACACAATGTTCCAGCTTGCTGGCCTCCTGCTCGTACCTGGATATCCAGTATTCAATTTCTCTGATATCCAGCACTGGCAGACCCTCCTATCAGGCGTTTTCCAGCTGGCGCATAAAGCGCTGTATGACCTCGCGGTCCTGCTCATTAGCAGACTCAATAGCCATCTCCAGGTGTTCCATCATCTCGCTGCGGCCTTCGTCCCGGCTGTAACCCCCTGTGCGGCTGTACCTTCCACGGTTGTCCCGGTGCGTATTACTTCTGCCGTTACCGCCGCTGCTATAATGGCCCCTTACCCAGTGCTTTCCGCGGTTAGCATAGCTACTGCCATCATCATAGGCCCCGGTCTGACTATAACCCTCACCCTCTTCAAGCATACATATCTTGTCGATATTCTTGATGGTGTCGGTCAGCTTGTGTATTACTTCCAGGTCGCCTGCCCCCAAGTCCTGCTTGCGGGCATACTCTTCCAGCTCCTCGCAGAGTTTATCCTTTATGTCATATAGTTTTTCCATATTGATTCTCCTTTCAGGCCACGCGGTCAACTATCACATTAACATTCTGGGCCGTAATTGCCTGTGTGCTGGTGTTCTCCAGGGCTATTGTCAGGCAGCACCCTTTTGGCACGTCTATAATTGCCTCCACATGGACGTTAAACAGGTCGCCCACGGCGGCGGGTGTTACTATCGCCGTCGCGCTGTTCAGAGGTTCACCGGTTATCGCCAGAGAGACCGAGATAGCCCCGGCTGTACCTCCAGCGGCAACCGCAATATTTCCGTCGGCGCTTACCCTGTAGCGGGCGCGGCACTGGTTTGTTATACCCCTCAGGGTAATAATGCCGCTGCCGTCTCTGTGGCATACGTATCCCCTATTGCAGGAAATGGGGGTCTCTGTCAAGAGGACATTCTGACCGGCAGGCACCGTCTGTGGCGCGTTAGCGGTATATTCAGGCATAATATCCTTCCTTTCTATCTAAATTAATAGTATAACGGTATAACGGCGAGGGTACACTACCCCCGCCGCTTTTGGTTGCATTATCGGCAGAGCATTTATGCTCTTGGGGCCGAACATCTAAGCCTTACTTAGAAGAAGTTTTGTCTTAACATGCAGAACAAGTATTCCCCCAGCCACCATTAAAGTTACCGCAGCAGTTGGTGGGGAAAGTCACCTGAGCCGGAGGCTGGACAACATAGGCTGGAATTGGGCAATCATTGCCGGTGCGGCGCAGGATATCAGCCTTATTAGCGTCCATAGCGGCCATCAATGCGGCGTTCTGGGCGGCCTGAGAGGCGGACAGCTGGAGCGCCTGAATCTTCGCGGCCTGTTCCGCGATTCGCTCATCCTTGGCTTCCAGCCGCTGAGCGGTCAGAGCATCCAGGATGGCCCGGGCGTTGGCGTTCTGGTTCTCAATCAGGTCGCGGGTATTGGACTGCATCAGATTACGGGTAGCGCAGTCTTCCTGGGCGATGGTAAACTTCACGCCGTCAATGGAGCGCTGAGTGTCGCAGCAACAATCCTTCTGCTGATAGCCCAGGTTACACAGCTGCTGCATCAGCGCAGCCTGCCGCTGAGAATTGGCGTTCTCTGCCTGATAAGAATACTGCATGACGTTCATGCCCAGGCCGTTGATACTGTTCTGCATGGCGTAGAAGCCGTCGCACAGCCCCTGGGTTACACCGCGCACAGCGTTCTCCAGGCCGTTGAAATTGAACTCGCTGCACAGGTCGGCCCTTGTGAGAGCGCCATTAGCCGCGGCAATCATACCGCCGTTACCCCAGCCGCCCATGCCACCCCACATGCCGCCGCCAAAGCCGCCGAACATCATGGGGAACATGAACATCATAATTATGGCAATCAGCCATTCGCCAAGGAATCCCCCGCCAAAGCCGTTACCATTGTTTCTGTCAGTCACTGCAGCAATATCTGCCGCAGACAGACCGTTTTCTGTTCCAAGGGACATAAGTAATTCTCCTTTATAAATGTATTTCTACCGCGTGCGCACGCGTTTGTAGACATAAGCGCTGTCTTGTCTCGCTACCAGCGGAAAAACCCCATCATCTTCTGGGCCACCTGCTCTGCTGCTTTGCGGACTTCCTTATACTGCTCCTGGGACCATTCCCCGGACTGAAGCTTCCCCTGCACTTCCTCGATAGGGTTCCCCTTAAATCCCTGAATGAACTGGAGAAGATTTGGGGCAAGATTTCGCGTACTGCCGGTCTGGGCCTGATTAGCGCCCATAGCTTCCCTAAACGGATTAGGCATTATCTATATCCTCCTTTGTTTTTGGAGCCCTCGCGGGCTTTTTCAGCCGTTCTGCAAGCACCTCATCCAGTTTGTCCCATGTGACAAACTTCGTAAAATCCACCTGCTCCTGAGGCTGAGGCACAGGTGTGTCTGTTCTCTCCACAAGGTCGTAGACTATAGTGCTGGGCTTACCAGTACTGTCAGCTTTACGCAGATATATCACCGGGTTATTTGTGTCCCACAAAGGCACCGCGCTGTTTGCGACAACAAAATAGCTATCGGCCTCCTGTTTGCCTGAAACCCAGATTATTCCATTCGGCGCTCCGCCCACCCCACCCTGAATAGATTGCTGGGCAGGCTGTGCTATTTGTGGCAGCGGCTGTAGGCCCTGAGGCTGCTGCAGGCTTTGCATCTGCTGGCTCTGACGCAGCTGTGCCAGCTGGTCCGGCACATTGGGCGTATAATACCCGCCCTGATATCCCGGATAAAAATTTGGATAGTTCATTGTCAACGCTCCTTCGACCAATAGTAAAGTGGCACCTCCATGCCGCTGTCCCAAGTGTCATACCAATTTCCATTCTTCACACATACCACGTGCCCAGAAAGGGCAAGTATATATGTACCGGCAGGGTGCTCATTGGCAAAATCCAACACTGTATAGCAGTCCGGGCAGTTATCCGGCATAATATGCCGCTTGAAGCCCTGCTCCCTTAAATACGCTCCCCAGACATGATTTGCGCTTGGCATATCGCACATGAGAAACCCCTGCAGGCAAAGGGCCGTGAAGGTCTCCTCCCAACTCTGTTCCAAGGCCGCTGATACCGCCCGGACAGTACAGTCCCCCACATGTTTGCGCTGAGGGTTTGGGTTATGAAACTGATAGCTCATTGTTCCCTTCGCAAAGCCCGCAGTCTGGGCAGCAGGTCTCACGCCCGCAGGGACAGGCTGAAGTGTCCTTCTTGATTTCCTTTCTGGTATCCATAAAAACTTACCTCCCAAATAAAAACAGAGGACAGAAAACCGCCTTTCAGCGCTGATACGGCCTTCGCCGTGTCTGTTTCCCTGTCCTCCTCGTGTGAATATTATCACATAAAAAAGGAGAGGAAACCTATCGATTTCCTCTCCCTTATCTGTCAGAAAAATGTCACATGACCTTATATATTTTCTTTTTTATATTTCGTATGCGCCTGTTTACAGTGGACTCGGACATATGGAGCCTCTGCTGTATCTCCACCAGCGACCGGGCCTGTACCCTTAAATCAAATACCTGCCGCTCCTCGTCGGTAAAATTGCAGACCTCCCGGAATCTCTCGCACTCGGGCCGGGTGAATTCAGTCTTGATATTCACCGCCGCCACCTACTTACGCTTTATCCTGGTCCCCTTGGACTTGCCCTTCTTGCGCCTGCGTACTGTAACCTTCGCCATTAAATATACCTCCCTGGTTGTCCCCCTGCACATAGTTGGCATTGCCGCCTCCCTCGCCGGTGTCCACCACCACGGAGTCAAACTGGCTCCACTGATGGATATGGTAGATACTGAGGCCCGCCATACTTACGATAAGCAAAGCTATCACAATGCACAGGGAAATTATAACTTTTTCTTTAAATATGTTCGCCCTCTTGAGCTCCCTGTACATTTCGGATGCCAGGGTCTCCGGTGTGCCGATATCGATTTTTTCTTGCGCCTTTACTTTCTTTTCGCTCATTTATCTTACACATCCTTCCTTTCCTAAAAGAATACCATTTTTCGGGGGATTAGTCAATCACCCAATCCTTCCCCCAGCCATCAAATAAACCGCCACCCCGCCCGCCACGGCGCTGATAACCGCAGCCACCACCGCCTCCCAGCGGCGGGCAGGCCTTCCTTTAAGCTCGTCCACGTTCTTGCCCAGGCTCTCCAGCTTTTCCATAATAGCGTCAAACCTTGCCTTCTGCACATCACTGGTGCGCTCGAGGGTGTTGAGCCTGCCGTAAATCTCCCTGTGGCTGTCCGCATTCTGGGACTGGTACTCGTCAAGCTGAGCCTCAAGGCGGTTGACCTTCTCGGCTACTGGGCAATTATCCCTGCAGTCACCCATAGTCTAGCCCTCCTTGGGACGCTCATATGTAAGGGCCCGAGCGCTGTCCTTCACCCCGGCAGTTGTGGGGTCGTTGACTATGCCCAGCAGAGCCAGGACAGCGAATACCGCGTTTACAAAGGCCAGCAGCCTGGTCCCCAGCTCCCCAAAGTCAAGGCTATAGCCGAAAACCGCTGCCCCCGCCTGCACCAGCAGCAATACCGCCGGGACCAGCGCCAGCCAAAATGCCTTGTTTCTGATACGGACTTTCCAGTTGATTTTCATGTTTTGACCTCCTTAGTCTATGGTTTTGGTGTACTTCAAGCTAACATACAGCGTTCCAGTCCAATTTTTTGACGAATAATTCTGCTTAAACTTCATTGATGAGCTTTCGATGAATATAGAACCAAGATAGTTGTTTAGCGGGATTTTGCCACTGGTGTATTGAAATGTAGACTCCGTATCTATAAGAGTGTCTACTTCATCAATAGGAATATTGATGGCTGTTACAGTCGACATTCCAGGCATTCTAAAGTCTTCAAATATGTAAAGTTTCCTATAAATCGGCTTTCCGTCAACCCATGTTCCAATTTTTAATTCTTCCGTCGAGTATTCATCCCCACGGTTGTTTGGCTCAAAGGCTTTGATGCAGTAAAGAACAGACGCATTCACAGGGTGAGATGTAAATCTAAGAGCACGTTGTTCCGTATTCCAATAACGAGCACCGTCGTGATAATACAATGGTAAATCTGAAATCTCCAAATACTCATCGATATTGGTGGGATAAACGGCAATCCCTCCCGGAGTTATTCCGTTCCAGTTATTACCATCCCCAATCCCCATATTGGGAAAAGTTGTTCCTTCCTGCTTCTCACCAATCTCTCCTGAAAGCTTTTCCTCGGCTTCGCCATGATACCCTCTCAGGAAAAGGTTTCTAAGGTCAGGGACGGCAAACGTGGTCTCTCCATCCCCACCGAAATATCCAAAGCTGTTGAACTGTTCTTTAATAAAACCCGCCAGCTTCGGATAAGCAGAGATTACATACTCACCGCCATCGCACACAAGATAGCCGTCAGGAGCAGTTTTGCCCATGAAGCTTATAACCGTACCAATAGGGTTACCGTCTGCGCCGGGAGGCCCTGGAGCGCCGTCTTTGCCGTCGGCCCCATCCTTACCGGGAGGACCCTCCGGCCCAGGCGGGCCATCCTTTCCCGGCTCGCCCTGAGGGCCCGGTGGTCCTGGTGGCCCCGGAGTCCCTGCGCCCCCGCTGCCGCCGGTATTTTCCTGTGCGACAGCGTTTCCGTCTTCGTCAAAGCCCACTATCTGCCCGGGCTCGCCGGTGAGCTTGTCCTGCTTTTTAGCAAGCTCCTGCTCCCAAAGGTCCGGGGTAGGCGATCTGGCGGCTTCCCCGGGAGACGCTCCCTCAAGGACCGTGCCGAGCTGCGCCCACACAGTGGGCAGCACAATCTCCCCGCCGTTTGCGCTGCCGTAGACCCCGGCATAAACCGGCACTTCCGAAGCCTTAAGCACCTCCCAGGGAATCACGCACCTTGCAGTATCGTCCAGCCGGAGCTCCCGAGTGAGCTCACCCGCGCGGAAGACTGCGGTTTTTGTAAGGCCCTCCCAGTCCGGGGAGAAGGTGAACTCTGCTTCATTTACATTTACTGAGCCGCTGGTTAGCTGTTCCCGCTGCTTTACAGTCAGCTCATTCTTCTTTGCATACAGTTTAAACATTGGCTCCTCCGTATATCCATGTCCCATAGCGTCTGTCTACATGGGTAATGTTTGGCAGATACTCTCCAAGCATGTCCCGCAGTTCCTTATACTCTTCCGGGATATTCCCGCCGCTGCACAGCAGCCAGCCCGCGCCTGGGCTTTTCAGTCCTGTGCTGAGCTCCCCTATCCCCGGCCCCGCCCCGGACTGCTCGATATATGCACCCAGCTCCGACACCGCTTTGCCGGCCTTTTCTATCACCTGCTCGCCGTATGCCAGTATCCGGTCAACTTCCTTGTCAATGCCGCCGTTTGTGAACTCATAGGCCCGCAGGCCGTCCACGGTCAGCCCTGCAAGGGTTGGCACATACTCCCTCAGGTCTGTCATATCCCCCGGCAGCAGGTTTGTGGCTCCCCGCTTTATCCTTAGCCGGTACAGTGGCACAGTGTACAGTTTCCCCTGCAGCTGACTGTCTCCGGCATTCTCCACTACCACAAGTCTGGCCTGCCGCTCCTCCCTGTCCAGCTGTATAGCGGCTATGTCCTGTCTGTCGCTGTGGGACCATCCGGGAGATATCGAAAGCTCCAAAGGCGCGTCGGCCTCAACCCACCGCCCAGCCGCAAGGCCATACCCGCTGCCCAGCGTCAGCGTCATCCCCTCAACCGAGGCCTCTAACCTGCTCCCCTTCATGCATACGCCGTCCCCGGTAAGCTGCCATATGCTTTCGCACATATCACCCGCGCTGTCCTTAGCCGAGCTGGGCCCTAGGCAAGGGCCATACTTCAACGCCATCAAACCGCCTCACTTTCATCCGGCTCTCTGGCCTTGATATAGGCTGGCACGCCGTCACTGGCTAGGTTAGGAAGCCATGCGCCGTCGTTGGCGTAGTCGTACAGTGTGTTCAATACTATTTTTGCCAGCTTCACTTCATTGGCTGTGTCCTGCCCCAATACGTAAAGCGTACCCTCGTCCTCAGAGTAATCGAGATATCCAAACTGAGTTATGTTCCCCAGAACCGCCGTAGTGTCCAGATACCCGAAGTCCCCAGCTCTAAGGGTCCGGGAGAAGATGATGCCGGTACCCACGAAGAACATAAAAATATTTTTTCCCCACAGATACGCCCCCGCATCCACGAATACCCTAGCCCCAGAGGGGAGTTTTAATGTTGGCAATGTTCCACCTGATTCATTTGCGCTAAAATCTATATAATTGAATGCGTTCGTATCAAACGAATACACCATTATCCTATCACTTGTTACATTTATTGGCCCATAGCTCCTTCTTAAGGCCCCATATGTATTATTGGATTTTCCGCTACCGTTAAATATATTGGTTGGCGCTGAATTAACTACATTAATATACTGACCAACGGCTTCACCTTTACTTTTTCGGCTACAGGCTACTCTTTGGAAATCTGGTTTACTAGACATGGCCCAATCTGAATTAACCGATTGCGCCGAAGCAGCAGGAGTTTCAATATTATTCGTCCATGAAAGTAAGCAAGAGTGCGAATTTCCGTATGTAGACCGCTCAGCTCCCCCATACATAGTGTACATTTCAATCCCACCTGACATATAGGAAGTAACGTAAGGTACCGCCATGGAATTGTTAAAATAATAGTATTCCTTGTGCCCTTGTTGCAGTTGATCATCATTAACTTTTATATCTTTAAACGGTGGCTCCATGTCAAGACTGCTTTCTGTCCCAGTAAACTCCGCACAAAATATCAGGCAATAACGCATCCAGCCGTAGTTGCTTGAATCAGTCGCGCTCCCGCCGCTTTCCACTATCTGCGACAAAAAGAGCTTTGCTCCGTAGCCCTTCAGATGGGGGACTATCGATAAGCACAGCGGTTTTTCCGTAGTCGGAGTAATAAAGGAGCTGAAGTTCACGTTTGTGCTCTCAAGCGTTATCTCCTTCACATCCCAGCCACCATCAAGGTTTATTCCGTAAAGCTTATTATCCGCATACGAATACGTCCACATCCTGCCGTCATATATCGCTCCATTGGTAATTTGCCTGCCCACCTGTCCGCTGGATATCAGTTCAAATTTGTCTCCGCTAGGAATGTGCTTCCCCAGTGCCGCCACCAGTTCCGGGTAATCGTCCTCGCTGATAAACCTGCCGTCACAGCGCAGCCACTCCGGGCCCACATTCTGGCTTGCGGTAAACTTAACAGTGCCCACGGCGGGAGGGGTGAGCTTGTCCACCTGAGCGGAGACCCTGGCTATTTCAGCGTTCAGGCGCTCTTCCTGGGCCTTCAGCTGCTCCTGGGCCTGATTCAGCCGGTCCTCAATCTCGTTGTCAATATAGTTCACAGCGTACTGCACCTTCGCTGAAAGAGCGCCGAGGGCATCTATCTCGCCGCAGACGCTTATATCCCCCCGGGTGTCGGTAACGGTGCCCTCGCCGGGGTTTGCATAGCCCAGCACCAGACAGTTGGGATAGCTGTCGGCCTTCTCGGTGTATGTAAGCTCTATGAGCCTTCGTGCAAGGTCCAGGCGGGCCACCACCGCATACTCGCCGGTGGGCGGCAAGATGACCTGATAGCCCCGGAAGGCCTCAGGGTCCTCCTCAGGCCCCTGGACGTTTGCCAGCCAGTAGCCGTCTATAAATAGGTATCCCCGGGCTATCCAGGCCGTGGAGCCCTCTATACTCACCTTCATGCTGTCGGGATTGTTATAGACGCACACGCCGCTGCCGATGAACGCCCCATAGTACCCGGTAAAGTCTTTGGAGCTATACTCCCTGTCATACTTGCCGGTAGCCTCCAGCACTTGGGCATCAAAGTCGAAAAAGCCGTCGTAAACTGCCATTATTTATCTTCCTTTCTAGCAAGTTTTTCATACACTGTGGGCTGGCTGTAGCCGAGAGTCAGGGAGAGCCCCCGCCCCTCCCGGCTCACGGTATACTCAGCGGCAGTCACCAGCGCCTGCACTGTAACCCCCAGCCTGCGGTCGCTGACCGTTATCCTGTCCCCCAGCTTATAATCCTTCCCAAACTCATAGGCCGCGCCCTCCGTGCGCACCTGTGCTGAAAAGCTCTGCACCAGCTGCTTTTCAGCCAGTTTCTCCCGCCCCCGGGTAGTAAGCGCCTGTGCATACTCCTCCGGGCTCAAAGCCTCCTCTCCCTCGCCGCTCTGGATATCCCTGGCGTCGACCCATAGTTCCCGGCGGGAGAGGCCGGTGGGGGTGGTGTTGGTGTTGGTTGGCATGATGGGCTCCTTTCTTTAGGCATTGTAACTGTACGCCCCTGATTGTTCAGCTAATGCGACAGCTATGTTATCTCCGCAACATAATTTTCTCCAATATATACTGTTTGATAAGTTGCTTTTAATCCAGTTAATACCATCTGAACTAAAGAAAATATTTCCGGAATTTGTCATAAGTATAAATTTACCGCTCCCAAACGAATTACCATTCCAGCTATGCGATCCGGATAATGGTAACGGTACTTCTTCCCAGTCATACAAATTACTACTCCTATATACGCTATTGCCAGAGGCTGGAACAATTATAAATACTCCATTTCCTCCTGCTATACCATTACTTTGATATAGAGGGTTTATACCTTTTTCCCAATCTATACCATTCGTTGAAAAAAATAATGTTTCCCACCCCAGTATAACAAACTTTCCATTTGCGTATGTCGCTCCATAATTAGCTTCTATAGGAACATTTATCTCTATCCAATCTTTTCCATCTTCACTGTACGCGGCAAACATGTCAGGTGCAAATGCCACAAATTTACCATTCCCATAAGTTACTGAAAACCAATTTCTGGCATTCGGCATGTTTCCTGTTTCCCAATTTATTCCATCATCGCTATAAAACATATCTGAATTATTCGAGCTATTTTGTAAAAACACAAACCGTCCATTCCCATAACAAGCACCACCGGTTCCATTGCCACCTAAACTGCCGCGGCTCCATGTTTTCCCATCATTACTCAAAAAAATTTCAGAGTAATAATTTGCAATGAAAACGCCATTGCCATATATCAAATTATTCCACATAGCACTACGCGGAAGAGTATACGGCCACCAATTCCTTCCCATCACATATTGCCATTCAGAAAACTTTGCTTCAAGTTCTCTATCTCTCTGCACCATAAATTCATATTGAATATCAATACTAACAGTGATTCCATCTTCCATCCACTTCTGGAAATTATAGCTTGCACCAGGGTTTGCGCTAACTTGCACCATCATCCCATCACTAGCGACCCCACCCCCGCTAACGGTTCCCATTTCCGGGTCACTGGATGTCACCGTGATAGTCCGCACCCCCTCCGGCAGACTGCTGCTGGGCAGCGCCAGAATCCTCTCCGCAAACTCCCCTGCGGGTATGGGCTCAGTACTCCCCTCCTTCTCCCTTATAGCGTCGGCAATAGCAGCCAGCTTTTCCTCCTGCACACTCATCAGTAGCTCCCCTCCCAACTGTCCAGTATTGCGGCCCTGATAGCCTCGTTCACTTCATCCATGGACACGCCACCCGCCGGACCCTCAGGCCCCCGGGGTCCCTCCGGCCCGGGCGGCCCCTGTTCACCCTGGGGTCCTGCCGGTCCTATGGGGCCCACCGGCCCTGCAGCACCTGTCGGGCCCGCTGGCCCAGTGTCACCCTTTGGGCCTCTCGGACCCTCTGGTCCCTGGGGTCCAGTCTTGCCTATTGGCCCCTGTGGTCCTATAGGGCCTGTATCGCCTTTGGGAATATCTGCAAGACCGTTTTCCAGCCTGTTTATCCTATCGGCGGTTATCAAATCGCCGTCCTTCCATATGGTCGGTGTATAAGGCATTTTCCGTTCTCCTTTCTATGCAATGCGGGCCGCGCCCACCCGGGCAAAGCCCACTCTCGCCAGGTCCCCACCGCTCTCGGGCGTTTCACCGTTTACTGTCACCATAACGCGGTCGTCGCCCTCGCCCTCTCCAGCTACAAGGGTCACGTTGCGGAAGTCGCTGCTGTCATAGGTGTACTCGCTCTGCAGCACGTCGTCAAGCTCAGTGGAAAAGAACACCGGGTCATTTTCGCTCTGGGACATAGTCCTGTCAAGGCCCGGGCGCGTCCAGAAGACCATACCGGGCCCCGCTGGGTCGAAGCGCACGCCAAAGGCTACATTGTAGGCCTCGCCCAGCTCTATGAGGGTTTCAAGGAGGCTGCCGCCGGTCTTCTGCTTGCGGATATTATCTGGCCCCACCGTCACAGGGGGCTCTATGCTGAGGCCCGGTATTACCCTTTCTGGGTCTGCGGGTGTAACCGCGCAGGAGTCCACCAGCCTGCACATAATGCTCTGGGGCGTGCCTGACATATCATAGCGCCCCCATAAGATACGGCGGTCTAAAATACCCGCAAGGAGCCGCCCCTTTGCAGTTATGTACGGCCCGGCCTGGTCCTGCCGCTCGAAGATATACTCAATGATACCCGCTGTCCCATCCTGAAACCATATGATATTTTCCTTTGCAAGAAGGCTCCTCACCTGCTTGGTGATGGGACAAGCCACAGTGAAGCTTCCGGCGGCGAATGCCTGCTCCTGAAACATCAGGGACTGAAAGCTGTCCATTATGCCTATAAGCTCCAGCCCCGGCGTATAGACGCCCATTTTCAGTACTGACATATTATTCCACCTCCAGATACAGCGGCGTAAAGTACACCGCCACAGACATATTTGCACGCTGCTCCAAATCCTTGCAGCCCAGCGCAAGCATATTGCGCCCAGGGGCAAGCTGGAGCCAGTCGGTCCTAAAGTCCCAGTTTTTCAAGATATTCTCGCGGATTCCTTCTGCAGTCGTTAGGCGCATATATTTTGAGCCGTCCTTTGTGCTCAGCTCCAGCACTTCGCCTCTGGTAAACCGCCTGTTCACCCCCAGCACCTCCCCGGTCGTCAGATTCTTTATCTGAGGGTCCTCTACCACTCCGGAGAAGGTAAACTTCGCCGTTATCCAGGTTGCAAATCCACCTGGGTTATTGACCTCCACCGAATAGGTGGTGCTACGGGTTCCGAACACCACCGGGGCCTCCCTGCCGAAGCTGTTGGGAAAGCGGAAAAGCTTGCCGGTGCTGTCAAAGGCTGCGGCGGTGTCTGATTGGTCGGTAAACAGCGGATAGGCGCAAGTGGCCTGCAGAAGAAACCGCCTTACCTTTTCATTATTTTTTATGTACTCCGGGCTGTACCTTATGGAGCTGTCCGGCCTGAATTGTAGTTTTTTTCCTTGGTACTCCAGGGTATAGTCCTCCACCGGGGAGAAAAAGCTGTTAAGAAAATCACATCTAAGCTGCAGGTCTTTTGTGCCGCCATCCACTACCCAGCCAGTGACAGAAAGCGCCCGCTTTTCGACGGTAGTTGAAGCTATACTCTCCCCCACCTGGTCGGGAAAACTGTAGGTCTGGTGTGTACCCTGCACTCCTCCCCAGTCCACCGGGCCTAGCCAGTAGCCTTTATAGTCCCTGTCTCTCATAGTCACCGAGCCCCTCCCGGTGAGGGAAGTTATCGTTATCTCTTTTATCATACCGCCCTCCTAAAAGCCCATTGCAAGCTGCTGTGTAGTCTTCCTCCACTCCCTCGCTGCCTCTATTGGGTCAACGGCCTTGGGGGAGTAAATGTTGACGACGGTGTTGCCGGGGGCTGAAGTGGAGTTGGGATTTGCGGCACTTTCGGATGGGTTGTAAGAGCGGGCATAGGCGGTAAAGTCGATGGGGGCGGGAGTAATCCCCATGTCAAAATCTCCGGTAGTGGTACTTATGGCCTTCAATGCCCCTTCACTGGCCGCTGTCATTGCGTCAGACCACTTATAGGCATTCTCATCCACAGCCAACTCGCCGCCGTCCATAACCATCTCCCACAGCCAGTAGCCCCGCTTTGAGGGCGAGTTAATTTGCAGAGCCGCTTTAGCAGCGTTAAATGCTCCCATTGCCGCGTTTACCATGGTATCGGCAAGCGCGGAGGCCCTGCTTCTGGCAGCGTCCGACATTCCGTCCACAGCAGCCGAGCCGATGGGGGCAAAATCCACACGGCCCGCCGCGGTTTTGGCGTTATTGAGGTTGCCTACTACAGTACCCTCCATTTTGCCGAAGTTGGTGTCAACGGCAGTTAATGCCCGATTAGACATTATATCGGTGATATTCACCATGTTGTTCCAGTTCTCATCTGTGCTCCTGCTGGAATTATTCCAGGCAGTGTCTATGTACCCGGATATATCCGTAGTAACACCCTCGGTCTGAGTTGACATCATATTAAGTGAGCCAGTGACCTGCCCCTCCATGCCTCCCCAGTTGGCTTGCGTACTGTTATACGCCTGAAGCCAGCCAGAATCTATATCGCCGCTCATCCCCGCCATAGCTCCGGAGGTAGTCCCGGACATGGTGTTAAGCGACCCCACGACCTGGTTTTCCATCCCGCCCCAATTCAGCGCGGTACTGCTGTTTGCATTGCCCCAGGCGGTATCTACCGAGCTCTCTATACTGCCTGTCGCCGTGTCCGCAAGATTCACCATAGCGCTCAGGGAGCCGTCAATCTGACCCTCCATATTGCCCCAGGCGCTCTCTGTAGTGGACTCCATATTGTTGAAGGACGTGTCCAGGCTTGTCTCCATATGTTCCAGGCTCTCATCCTGCTTGCCGGTAAGCCGGTCCCAAAGACCGCCGATAGCGTCGCCAATGCCTCCAAAGAAACCGCTGATAGCTTCCCAGGCCCCTTGAACGATGTTGCATAGGCCGTCCCAGAGCCCTATCCAGAACTCTCGGAAGCCTTCGCTGGTGTTCCAGAGATAGATGAAGCCTCCCACCAGAGCCGCTATTGCAGCGATTATCAGCCCGATTGGGCTTGTAAGGAACGTGAACACGCCGCCAAGAGCTGAAATTGCCGTACCAACTGCCGCCGCGCCGCTGATAATGCTGCCCAGCCCGGACAGAAGCGGCCCGACCACAGCTACCACGCCTAAAATAGCAAGTATAGTCTGCTTCGTGCCGTCGTCAAGGCTGTTAAACCAGTTGACAACATTCGTTATCCCCTCTACAGTAGCGGTGAAAGCTGGGATAAGAAATTCACCCAAGGACTCGGAGAGAACGTCAATAGCGGAAAAAAGCCGTGTCACCGCGCCGTTCGCGTTGTCGTTCATCACGTTGTACATATCCTCGGCGGCTCCATTTGAGCCGTACACAGCACCTGTCAGCTTTTCAAAATCCCCAGGTGCAGCCCCCACCACGGCGAGAAGGCCTGCCATGCTTTCCTTACCAGCAAGAGTTGCTGCAATTTCGGCTTTTTGAGCCCCTTCTGCGCCATACATAGCAATAGCAAGTTTTTTTACGCCATCTTCATATTGTGGTAAAGTTATTTGTCCTTCGTCTAACTGAGCCTGAAGGTCATTCATTCCTTCGGTGAATTCATCAGCACTTAAGTGCCCTTCTCCGAAACCCACACGTAATTGCTGCATGACCTCCATCAAGGAGTACATATTTCCTTCATCGTCTTCTAAACTTACACCCAGCGCCTCCATTGCCCACTTCATTGTTTCTGTAGGTTTAGAAAGGTTTGTTATAATATTTCTTAACTGTGCTCCGGCAGAGCCAGCTTTGATACCGGAATTAGCCATCAGCCCCAAGGCTATAGCCACATCTTCTACAGAATAATTCAGAGAGCCCGCCAATGGTGCCACATACTTAAACGACTCGCCCAGCATACCAACATTAGTGTTTGCATTCACAGAAGCCGCAGCGAGCACATCGGCAAACCTGCCGCTCTCTCCAGCCTCCATGCCAAACGCAGTCAATGCGTCGGTAACAATGTCTGATGTAGCTGCCAGGTCTTCGCCGCTAGCTCCAGCTAAGTACATGATACCTGAGAGTCCGTCTACCATCTGCCCGGCATCCCAGCTAGCCATGCCCATATACTTATAGGCCTCGGCTACCTCAGCGGTCGAGAACTTCGTCTTTGCCGCCATATCGAGGCCGGTCTCTTTCAGCTGGACCATCTCCTCCCCTGTAGCACCAGTGATAGCCTGTACCTCACTCATGCCGGCCTGGAAGTTAGCGGCGGTATCAAGGACATGCTTGCCCACCGCTACAATGGGCAGGCTAACATTTTGGGTAAGGGTCGACCCCAGGGAGGACATACTCTGCCCGGCCCTCTGTATGCCGTCAAAGGCGGTAGATGTCCGCTGCCTTGCGCCCTCAAGCCCTCTGTCATATTCACTTGTGTCAAGGCTTATTTTTGCAAACAGGTCAAATACATCCACTGACTTCTCACCTCCCTATGCTTTATGCTTAAATACCGGTACAAGCCCGCCTTTTTCTACCACCTCAGCCACAATTTCCCCGCCGGTCTTCTCCTTCTCAGGCCTGGGCTTTATGGCTTCTGTCCACCGAATGCTTACCGCTTTGCCTTCCTGCCCCTTAGTGCAGTAAGCCGCGGGCACCGCCGTGTTTTCAAGCAGGAGCTTCATGCTGTCGGTCATATATGTCCTGTAAGAGCGCTCTATCAGGGAACGCTCCAAGCGGGCTGAACAATAGCTGATTAACGGTCTTACTTGCTTTGGCCCTTGGTATTCTCCAATGCAGAGCCAGACGAGGGCGGTATCTTGCTCTGAAATCCAAAAAGGGCCATCAGATCCGGGTCAGAGGCCATAGTAAAGACATCTTTTATCAAAGTTCCCGCTGTACAGTGGTAGTTCTTGGGGTCTTCACCATTCAATATGGCCAACATGTCTTTCACATCGGCTGCATTGTTTTTCAATATGGCCTGTGCGAAAGCCACAGCATTTTTGCCCTCGCTTCTGGCCTTTTGATTACTGGGATTCGCGGAAATTTTCGATATCGGCCCCAGCAGTGCCGCCACTACCTCTATTGCCTTTTCATCCTTAAACTCCGAAAGTTTCATGCCGTCTCCTCCCCATCGTTATCAGGTGTAGTTATTTCCTCTGTAGGCTCTGCCTCGCCCTCTCTTATGTAAATCTCAAAGGGAACTCTATCCATATCAGCCATATCATAGAAGGCCTTAAAGCTAAATGGGAATTGTCCATTTTTGTTCTTGTCCAGCGTGCCAGAAAAACCGTCCACTGACAGTGCGTTCATAATGTGTATGGCGCAGAAGCCGCCATTTTTTTCACCGTTAAGCTCAGAGTAATTGAACACCAGCCACGAGTCGTGGAAGTCGGTAACAAGCAGGTCCGCACGGGGCACTATCTTCTTTAGCACGGAGCTTATTTCCTCAATATCCGCGTTAGCCAATAACATTTTCAAGTCTTTCGCTGTTACTGTTACCGCCGTACCGCTAAGGCTTGCCTGCCAGGCCTGGGCTTTTTGCAGCTGCATAGCGTTCTCAGGGCAGTTATTGATTTCAGCTCCCATATCAGTCAAGTCCCGGGTTGCGGAAAAACTGTTGCTTCCAGTGGTCGCCCAGCGTATATCCATCGGGTCAAATTCGCCAGTCTCCGGGGTAAAGGTGCCCAGAATGATACCTGCGTCCCAAGTCATATGCTTAAAGTCACTTGGATTCATCTTGGTAAATTTTGCCATTTCTATCTCCTTTCAGTTCTCAGTAAAATATTGTGCTGTTATGTTTATATATCTCCGTTTAATAGCGTCGTCTGCCTCATCCTTCAGCGATTGGCACCAGGGCGAGCCCCTCATCAAGCGAATATACCCCCCATCGCAACCCACCACACATCCTGCCCTGCCAATCCTCTCGCTCATCTCCTGGGCCTTGGCGTTGGGTACAGCCTCGCTTTCGGTGTGATACCAGAGATTGACAGTTAGCCCAACGTCTCCCTCCTCCCAAGCGCTAGTTATAAGCTCATAGGTGAGATATGGAAATACCGCGTCTTCGGGGACGCTTGTAGTGGTATAGGCCATCAGACCAAAAGAAGAGAAAAACTGATGAATGGCAGCTGCTTTCGTCATCTCGGCAGCTCCCATTCCTCCGCAGTCACCTGGGAAAACTGGAACGTGGCAGACTTCGGAGTCTGTATATCGTCCCCATCGCTGGTAACCCGAAAAACTTTGCCATCCCTTAGCCTCCTGAACACATCGTGATACTCCAGCAGAGCGTTTGGATTACAGGTAACCGTATAAAGACTGGTGACTCCCTGCTTTTCGGCAATGCGGGCCTGCATGGATTGGTTGCAGACCACGGCAGCGCTGAACTCTGCACCGTCTGTCCAGTTGGTAGTAAAACCGCTCTCGCCGTCCGGGACGCGCCTTTTTTCAATCAACCTGCATGGTTCCATATACTCCTGTAAAAGGCTCATCTCATATCTCCCTCAGCTTTCTATATTGATTCAGCCGACTCCGAAACGCCGCCTGCCAACCGCCGGAACTGCCGCTGGCGCCATCTGCCTTGGTATAGCTGTAACCGCCAAAACTCTCCGAGGTATATGGGCTTGCCGCCCGCTCTGCATACTTCTTTTGCCATGCTGCTATCTCCGAAGCCAGCTCCACAATAGCCGTGGGTACAGCCAAAGCCCATACTGAGCCTAAAAAGGTCTCGTCTGCAAGGACCTCCATACCGGGCCCATACTGGTGCAGTCCGTCGTTAAAAACGCTCCCAAGGATTCTGAAATACTGTCCCTCCTGAAGGAACGGCAGCTGCAGTTCTCCGCCGGAAATAGTGTATTCATCGGGATATACCCCAACCTGAAACCAGTTGTGAAGCTCTGTCAATACCTGTTCAAGCATTTTTCTCTCCTTACTTAGATTTTGCGGCTGCCTTTGCTGGTGCGGGCTCCCCATCTTGTGGTGCGGGCTTGTCACCTTGTGGTGTTGGCTCGGCAGTCTGGGACGCCTCCGTGCCAGAGCCTACTGTCACAATGGCAATGCCGTCCAGGTACTCTGCCCACAGCGTCATGCCCATAATGGCGTACATATCTCCAGTAGCGCGGCTGTAGTCTCCCTCAACGTGTACGCCTATCAGGTTTGTCTCCCCCTCTACGGTGTAGTTAAGGCCCAGCCTTGCAAACTCGCTGTCGCCAGGGTCTACATAGTACAGGTCGATGTTCTCAACCGGCAGCGCAATCACTCTGCCGGAGACAATATACTTCTCGGGCAGCAGGAATAAGGTGCGGTAACCCAGGAAATTTTCTATGTAGGTGAGGCCAAAAGCCGTCTGTATTGAGATATCCTTATCGCCCAGATAGTTGTAGGCGTCCAGTATATTGGCAAAGCCAACAACCTCCGTAACATCCTTGTCCATACTCGCGAACTTGTCTAGCACCGCGCCCTTAGCCATGGCAAGGGCCCGCTGCCAGGTACTCTCTGTCCTCTTGAGAGTGCCGGTACTCAGGAATGTATAAAAATCAGCCAGCACCTTGTTTTGTAAAGCTATCAGGAATGCGTCGTCGGTCTTCTCAACCGCTACATCCGCGCCATATTTAGACACGGACTCAATAGTGACGCTCTTTGCATACTTTGCAACCTGGATATCCGCATAGCTTACCGGCGATACCTTCATCTTGGTGAAGGGTATCTCGTCGCCTTCCTCCACAGTAATGCCGCCCTGAAGCGTGCCGTCAACCTCGGCCTTGTAGGATACGAGCTTAGTGCCTGGGGCCTTGCGTATAGGGCGCATAATGCCCATAATGGTGCGCAGCGCATTCCAGTTATCCCCAAAACGAGTTACAAAATCCGTTTCCCGCGCCGCAACTGTAAACTGCCCCTGTATAGTTACATTTTCTTTTACTGCCATAATTTTCATCCTTTCTGTGTTAAGTCTGCTCGCTCATGATTTGCTCCAGCGCCTTTTGTCTTTCGCCGGTGCCCATCACATAGCGCCCCTTGTCGTCCTTTTTGTAGATGTCGTCCCTTGTGAGCTTGCCGCCGTTATTCGCCGGAGGATGGGCGGTGTTTGCCCCATGGGTCTCGGTCTTGCCCACAAGCCCGGAAAATGTGCCGGAGATAAGCGCGTCCAGTGTTTCTGTGCTTTTGAGCTTGCCCTTATCATCCAGCTCGGCTCCAGAGATTTCCTCAGAGCTTCCCCGCATGGCAATATCAAGAGCGCTGCCTGTAATGTTCTTACTCTCAAAATAAGCCCTGACAGCCTGCTCCTTCGCCATCTGTGCCTCCTTTGCGGCAACGCCGCTCTTGTACTCGTCAAACTCCTTTTTGACTTTGTCGTGCTTGTCCTTCCATCCGTCCTGCTGGGCGGCGGCAAGGTCTGTATGGGCCTGCTCCAGCTGCTTTTGAAGCTCCCCCGCTTTTCCGGCATCGGCCTTATAAGCCGACACTTGCTCCTTGAGACTGTCTACAGTCTCGGTATGAGCCTCGATTATCTGGTCTATTTTCTCGTCTTCAACGCCCATTGCCTTGAGCATTTTTCTGCTTAGTGCCATAACTATCTCCTTTGCTTCGGGGCTTTGCTTTGCCCGTGATAGATTTATAAATTCTGCTTTTCTCCGCAGTATTTACCTTATAAAATGCAAAGATGGTCAATCCGAAGGAGTTACCCTCGAATTGACCACGCTCGGTCGTTACACTGACACGTTTGTCAATGCCAAAAATGGATTTTATAAAACTCTAACTTCTTCTCTTCTGGATGTTCCGGCACCAAAAACAAGTATTTTGCCGTGGAGTTTGTTTAAATAATCCTCGCAAGCCTCATAAAATGTTTTTCCGACACCATAGCAGCTTACAAGAAACATTCCTTCTTTAACTTCACTACCCCTATACTCAACAAGGATTTTGCCCGATTCAATCTTGCACACCTCAATATCTTTTCCTTTAAGAGAAAGAAGTGTTTCTAAAGCATTCATTTTTTCACCTCCTCTCTCCTCACTCGTATTATCTTCACGCCATTTTTTACTGGTATAAGTTCAACGCGGTCTCCTTTTGATAAAATGGCTTCAGCGGTCTTTACATCGTTATCTGTCAACACGTATTTCTGCATCGGTGCACTTTTCCCTTTTTCATTCATAGATACTCTATATCAAGTTAAACACCCACTCTATCCCATAGCACATCGGCCAGAGAAAGAACCCGCATAACCCAGCAATGAACAATAACCCGAGTATAGTACATGTAAAAACGCATAACAAGAAATGCTCATCCAAATCTTGAAGTGTCAGTTGCCTCAATATTTTCACTCCAACTCTACCCGAAAATGTCATGGCAAGTAAAGATGCCGTCATCGTTATTACTACGATTTTTACCATTTTAGAGAATTCCTTACCCTTTCATTTCGCCCTCAATTATGCTCCTATATGTCCCCACATGGTCCGCAACCGCAGGCTTTAAATATGGCCGGGCCCTCTGACCGTTGGTGATATGCCAGTTGCCGTTTGCGTCCTGGTATGTCCAGGGCTCCTTGCGGCCTCCGGGATAATATTTGCCGGTGCCAAGCTCCACATAAGCCGCGTATTCAGCTACACTGCCGATATAGGCCGCAAGCTCTTCCTTTTTCACCTGGTGGGTTATGCTGTTGCGAAGGTTGCCGGTATCTACCGGGCACAAAGCCTTTGCAAAGCCCTCGCCTGTAAGCCCACATTTTTCCAGCGCCCGGATAGCTGCCGCCTGCATAGCTTTTATAAATTCTGGGCTGTTGTCAGTAAACTCAACTTTCATATTACGCCGCCTTCCATTCTTCCCATTGCCGATATGTCATATTGGGTATTATTTTTTCCCTTGCACGCCGCACAAGAGCAAGAGGAACACTTACCACAACCGCTATCATAGTGCACCTGCAGTTATATATCTCATGCCCCGGACCGTTGGGGTCTCCCGGGTACATAAGCTCGTATCCGCCCACATTAAATGGCTTGTCTTCATCCACCGTCTGTCCATCCGCGTCAGCATGGTTGTGTCTGGTGCGGTTGTCTAGGGTCGACATCCACTGTTTTTGGAGCTTAATACCCATTTCCACTGCAGTCCTATAGCTCTCCTGCCGTCCCGCATTCTGTGCCCCGGTAACCGCCGTCCGAGCCGCCCGGATAGCGCTGTTCCGATTCCTAATGGGTATATTCTTCTGCAGCCGGTCGGCAAGCTGCTTTATGCTCTCCCCTTGCAGAATACCGCTTGTAATCTGCTCGGATATTTTGCGCTTGCCCCAGGCAAGGTCTATGCCGCGCTTTACGGCCTGCTTTGGCGGGTAATAGGGCATAAGGTCGGGCTGTTCCACTATCAGGCGCTTTACCGTCTGTTCGTCCCAAAGGTCAAAGCCCACGTCTGCCCCCACCTGCTGCTCAATGGTATAGGCGGCATAGTTGCGGTTAATGGTGTAAATTCCCGGCGTCCTGTCGTTTATGTACGCTGCAGCAACCTCGTTAGCCTTAGTCATCCGCTCGGCTATTCGGTCCCGAAGGTCCTCAAACCTCTCCCCTCTCCCCAGCTGGGCCAGCCTCCAAAACTTATACTCCTGCTCGCTCAGTATGCCGTCCCTGACCCGCTGGAGCTGCTTTTTGTCCCGCTCCTCAAGCCTTGCAAAGTATTCGTCAATCTTCTCCTGGAGCTCTCTTGCAGCCTTCCTGTATTCTGTGGCTATGCGCTGGGAGAGAGCAGCAAGCTCCTTATCTGTTAGCCGGTGTGCGTAATCCGGCTTCATTCTTCACCCCTTATAATCGCCAGCGCTTCCTCCCGAGTCACCCCGATGGAAGTTGTCAGAATCCGTACAGCCTGTCCCTCAGAAATATCTCCGCTCTTAAGGCCCTTTATCACTGTAATGAGGCTGGAGGTCTGAGAGCCGTTCAGCGTCTTGCCGACCTCTTCCTCCGCTGCCAGCAAAGCGTCCTCCACGTTCGGGACCTCTTCCTGCGTGGCATCCTGGTTATTGTTTCCATTCTCGTCCTCCTCTCCGTTAAACCTATCTATCTCCTCTGCGTCCAGTTCCTTTAGAATCTGCTCGGCCTGGTCCGTGTCCCCCAGGATAGTCAGCAGTTTCCGGGTTATATACTCCTTGGTAACATATCCTGCCATCATGAGGACAGTTTGCACTTCTTCCTGTTTATTCACTATTTGATTTCGTGTATATACCGGCTCGTCGTCAATCCCTGCAAGCTCAAGTATGCCGTTGATAAAGGCTGTAACCTGCCGCTCAAGCTTATCGCACTTTAAATCAAGGGGCACATAGCTAGCTTTTATGGCCGTAGCCGTCTGGTTGCCTGCAGAAACCGCCGAACTGTCGAAGGCCTGGAAATCCTCATAAAGCTTGCGGTTCAGCATGTCTATTGTGGCGCTGGTGCCCTCAAATGGGGCTTCTATACTATGGGGCTCCGCTGAGGCTCCTTCCTCACCGTCAGCCCGGGCCACATGGAGGGTCTTTACATGCTCAATAAACTTCACCTCGTCCATATCGTCCATCCCGCCGCAGTTTGTGAGCACCCAGTAAATTAGATTGCCCTCGTCCACATTGTTCACCATATTGGAGCAGCAGAGGTCCAGGGCATCTACAGTATTCCTTCTGCCCCTAAGTTCCGACATAGCGCGGCGGTTGTTCCTCAGGGGTACAATCGGGAAGTCCGGATAGTTTTCCCCGGTATAGATAGCCATTTTGCCAATCTCTGATTTATTAGTGTGAACGATATACGGTCTCTTTTCATTGAGTACAGCCATATCCTCAGCGGGCCGCTTTATGTACTCTGTGTAGCCGTCAAGTTCATAAAGGGTACAGCGCATAGGCTTGGTATCATCTATCTGCCAGAAGCGCACCCCAGCTGACAATGCACCGTTCTCCTCATCCTCCAATGGCACAAATTCCGTGAGCTCAAACACGTCAATATGGTCCAGATTCCAAAAGCCGAAGGCCTCTCCACCCACAAGGGCGTACTCCGCCGCAAGGCTGATTTGATTGTCAAAGGTAGCTGTCTTTTTCCCAAGCTTCTTCTTTGTGGCGCTTTTCCCGAAGCTTACGCCGTTGCCAAGGAGATAGTTTACCTCCTGGTCCACCACAAACTGAAAAAACTGACTCTTAATCTTGTGATTTGCCGTAAACATATCTCTATGGGCCCGGCCCTGAAGGTCGTATATTATCTTCTCATACCGTGAAATGGTGGGATTCTCGCCCTCATAGTACAGTTGAGCGTCCCTTGCTAAAAGGTACTTCTTGGAGCTTTTATGCTGTCTTATGGCCTGCAGTATAAAGTCCATTCTTTCCTTTTCATCTTGTCCGCAGGCCAATAAATCCTGATAGGTCTTTATAGCAGGTCACCTCCTTATTTTAGAAAAAGCGGCTGGTATGTCCTTCGGTCCCCTTCTACAAGCTGGCTTATCCATGGCTCAAGGCAGTATTCAAAAGCATCCAAGCTGTCTATATCACTTGTGCCATTGTCCAAACGCACATCTTTCACGCTTTTAGGGTCATATACGGCTTTCTGAAATGCGTCTATCATGTGCTCACACTTACGGGCCACCACCAGCCTTTTCTCTGCCATAAGCAGGTTCGTTAGCTTTATGCGGTCGTTTATTGCCAGCTTTTTGGCGTTCATCACTCTGGTCTGAAGTTTATTTCGAGTTGCGGTGTTGGCAAGCCCCCGGATAAGCACCGATTCTTCATTATCGGCCCGGGTCTGAGAAGCTCCGTAGGTTTCCTGCACTCTCTGTACAAACCGAGAAAACTGCCGGTTTAACTTGTCCGGGTCTAGCTCCATGCTGTCTATATGTTCTTCATCCAGGACCGCCACAATCCAGTCCCTGGTGATGCCGACAGCTTTAAAGGCAGTGTATGACGAAGTGCCACCAAAGTCCACCCCAAGCATTATCTTATAAAAGAGCTTATGGTTTTCCTTGGCCCATCGTATCGGGTCATCTATCAGGAAATCCTCTGTATGCTCAGCAAAGTCCGGATATACCAGACCCTCTGCAACACAGCGCTCCCCCAGAATGTCCCGCTTGTACCATATACTGCTGGGGTTGTATTGGGCCTTTATCTCTTCTCTGCGGTCTTCGGAAATCGACAGGTTGTCATCAATGGTAAAGTGCTCATAGAGATATCCGTCAAGGCCGGTCTCTCTATAGTGGTCGATATAGTCCTGGTATATTCGATGGTGCGGGTTGCATGGGTTCAAATCCCATAGCACCAGCGGGTCTAGCGCAGCGGCCTGACGGCCAAAGGCAACCTTTATGAAGCTCTCCCGGCTGTCATCACTGTCAAAGTGCTCGTTAATTTCCGTAGCAAGCCACAGTCCATAAGAGTTGCCCAGTATGCGCTTGTAGCTGTCAGCCTTTCCGCCTCCGGCAAAGACCACCACCTTCTCACCTGTCTGGGTATAAAGGAACAGCGCCTCATTGTCCCGATACTTGCCCCACTTGCACCTGCCCCGGAACAGAGCCTCCAGGCCAAAGCCGTTGCAGACACCGACATTTAGCTTAGCATTGCCGATTGTGGAGCCGCTGGCAAGATGTATCTTATCCTGGCACCGTTCAAGGTGGGCGGCGGCAATAATGCAGTGGTCTATGGTCTTGCCGGAGCGTATCGCGCCCTCTGCCACGCAGATACGGCTTTCCAGGGCTCTGCAGATGTACCGCCTATGCTTGGCTGAGAAATCAGCCCAAGGAATTTTTTGAGTTTTGCACAGTGCCATTTCTCACTCCTTCAGCTTTTCCGCCAGCAGGGTCAAATCCTCCACCTCTGTCAGCTGCTTGTCCTGCCGCTCAAACGTCTCAGTCCACTTGTCTATGAGTGTACCGAGTGCTGTGGTAATCTGTGCTGGAGATGCCTCTTTCAGCTTTTCTTCATCGTTGAGCACATCCAGCCCCTTGCCCAATATCTCGCACACGACATTGCGCTTGCTTTCCATGTAGGCGAGAATATCTTCAGTATTCTGCTCTTTTTTCTGTTCACACTTTTTCACAAAGTCCGAACTTTTGAGCACGACATTCTTCACGGTAGTAGCTGAAACACCGTGGATTTTTGAAACAGCGTTATAGCTGCCAAGCTGCACGTAATCAGCAATTATTTTCTTTTTCTGCTTATCCGTCAGCCTTGCAGCCATCTATCGCCACCTCTCATACACTTAATTGGAGCCAATAAAAAACGCCCCCACCAGCAAAGCCAGTGGGGGCATAATGGAGGAAAAACCTTATACTCCAAAGCTGTTTTTCTGGCCTTAAGGCCAGTATAGCAGGACAAAACGGACAAAGCGGACGTTTTCAAAATTTTTTGAAAATTCTTTCATATTCTTTTCTTACAGCGTCTGCTGACTTTTGACTTTCAATTTCCCGCCGAATTATATCCCATCGCGTGCCATGCTTCATGACCGCCAGCACAAGCCTCCTCTTTACCCACGGCAAGCTTTCTGCGAAGGCTTCAATCTGCGTTTTCTGCTGCTGAAGCTTCTCCCGCCGCTTTGGGAAACTATTTTTTTGTTCCAAGTCCTTCAGCTCCCCACAGATACAGGGGTATTTTTCCAGCAGGTCTTTAGTCATACACTCACTTCACTTTCGCTTATTCCAAGAATTTATTGCATCTAAAGCACCATTTTTCTCTACAACAATCTCTCCTGAGCTCGCATGATAAATTAAATCTTCATACAATTTTGTTTCGCAACATTTAGCTTTGCACTTAACTTTCCACTGGTCCAGGATGTAGGAGCCCGAAGAAAGCGAATTTTTTAAGAATTGACGCGCTTTTATCAACTCTGCCCCGCCTCCACAGAATGGAAAGGTTTTTTATTGTCTCATCTATTACTGTCATTATAAATTCACCTCTTATTTTGCTGCCATACCACTACACAGACTATCCCAATAAAGGCAAGTGCCTCAAACAGCAGCGTCGCGCCGACTCCGGCCCAAAACGGATTAATAATCACTATACCACCTCCAATCTCTTCATAAGCCGTTGAAGCTTAAACTCTAAGAACTTTTTAGATTGCTCATGCACATCAAATAGAATTTTCATCTGCTCAAGCATGATTTCTACGTCAGCGATTTCCTCAGCAATGCAAGTGCTATTTTCCTTGCCCCTGTAGTTTTTGCACAGTTCCTTTTGCAGTTCCGACATTTCCTCCATTACCATCATGATTTGAGATTCCACACCGTAGTTTTCAATAGCCTTTTTACAAACCTCCATCATATCCACCATCACAAAAGTGCACCTCCATCCTGCTTTTCAGCCCTCCTGCGCATCTCCCGGGCCATATTCAAATACGCTTCCCTGGTATCCAAACCCATTATCTCCTCTGGTGAAAACCCTGTATTTTCGTACTCCCTTAGCCTCTCATACCTCAATGCATCTTTGCACCGCAGGGAAAGGTCTTTATGCCTTCTGGCATGGTCCAGCCTCTTGCAGCTTGCGTGCTGCCCGCATTCATCCCGGCAGTAATCGCCGGATTTTTGGGTCAGGCGGGCGGTGGTGTCCATTTTGGCACCTCCTCTAAAAACCCGGGATTGTCGTATATATTGCCGACAACCTCATACTCGTGATATTCTGTCATCTCCTGGCAGTCGTCAGAGAATATCGCTGCTGTCCTCAGGAACCTGGCGGTTTTTTGATACCAAAACACTCTACCATAGTCAAGACAGACGCAATGAAATGCTTCCTCCAGCCCCTTTAAGCGTTCTCTAACAATATCCCCCTCGAAAATCTTCACGCCGTTCTTGTCGGTCAGGCCGGTGTACTGGCCTATGGTATCCGTGTCGACCTTATTTTTATTCAGACCCTCGGGGCTCCACTCCACCCATTTTCCCGTTGCTGCCTGCTTCCCACGGAACAAAATCTTGCGGTCCATCTTCTGCCTCCTCTCTGCTAATAGAATTTATCACAGGCCTGCCGCGTTTTTTATCTTCCATCTATCTGCTCCAATTCTTCAATCTTCACATATATCCCCGCTCTATCGCTCCAAAGCTTCTCCACATGCTCCACCGCCACCAGCGCGTCGTCCTTCCAGAATCCCACCTGCGTCATGACATCCTTCAGCAACTTCTGCAGGTTGTCCGTGTCGGGACGGGTTATCTTGTACCCAGGCCTGCGCCTGCCCCGGGGAAACTGCCACCGTACAGTGAGCCGTATCCCAAAGCCATACGGCTCCTTGGGGCGGTACGGCCTTAGCTTCAGCGCCAGCAGTTCCCGGGCTACTTTAAGCCTCTTTGGCTCATAAAACCTGGGCCTGCCGTCTATAATGGCCACCTTCTTCTGTTGATGGGTCACAGTGGGCGGCGTCATGTCCAGAAAGAATTCTCTCATTCTGTCAGCAGAAGCCGGAGGATTGCGGCTTGCTTGGCTCTAGCGGCGTCCCAGGCGGCGTCCTTGGCGGCGTCACTGGCGGCGTCACTGGCGGCCCAGGCGGCGTCACTGGCGGCCCAGGCGGCGTCCCAGGCGGCGTCCTTGGCGGCGTCACTGGCGGCGTCACTGGCGGCCCAGGCGGCGGCCCAGGCGGCGTCACTGGCGGCTCTGGCGGCTCTGGCGGCCCAAGCGGCGTCACTGGCGGCGGCTAACTCAGCACCAGAGATTTCCCCTTTCAGCCATCTCCGCTTAGCCGCTATCGCCGCCAC